TCCCGACTACACCTTCGAGGAGCGCCAGCAGCAAGAGGAGCGCCGCAACGTGCCGGTGCCGTCACCGTTCTGAGGAGCTGAGCCATGCCACCGCCGAGCCGCTTCAATCCCACTCCCACCGCCCCGTACAACCCATCGCCGTACACCCTGCCGCCGAGCCGCTTCAACCCGGCGCCGACGCCGCAGACCTCCGTGTCTGGCGCAGGCGCGGGTCGGGGTGACGACGCGGCGGCGGCACAGCTCGCGCCAGGCGGCCCCGCAGCTCCCGCAGCTCCCGCAGCGCCTGGTGCCGCTCCCGCAGCACCTCGCCCAGGGACCGCCCCACCAGCGGCGCGCTACCTGTCGCCCGAGGAGCAGCGGGCGATCGTGGCGTCGCTCAGTCGTCCGGGCTGGACGATCGTCGGCGGCGCGGCGGTCCCTGAGACCAAGCTCGGCACCGACATCCGTGGGCAGTCGGTCAACGTCCCGACCGGCGCGTACACCATTCAGGTCACCGACGGCAGCGGCAACATCCAGCCGGTCACCATCTACCCCGGCAACCCGATCGCGCAGCCGGACGGCAGCTCGACGCCGACGTGGATTCCGTCGAACACCCCCGACACGTTGCCGAAGCCGACGACGACCGCCGCGTCCAACACCGTCGACATGGCCGACGGCTCCCGCTGGGAAGCCCAGGGCAAGAACCCCGACGGCACCACCAAGTGGGTCCAGATCGGCGCCCCCAAGGCCTCGAACCCGGACGCCGACAGGAGCCTGGCGCTCAAGGCGCAGCAGGATCAGGAGACGATCGACCGTCGGCGCGCCAACGAGGCGGCGGGGCGCGGCTACCTGACGGACCAAGAGTGGATTCAGGCGCAGCTCGACGGCGAGAGGAACAACCTCACCGGCCAGCAGATCGCCGCGACGCGCGAACGCCAGGCGCAGCTCGCCAAGATCGAGGACGCCAAGCTTCAGGACGAAATCAACGAGATCAAGGCGCGTACCGGGCAGATTGGCGCGCAGACGACGCTGGCCAACGCCCAGGCCAATCAGGTCATCTCCAACGTCGACATCGCTGGGCGCAAAGCGCCAGGTGAGATCGAGGAGACCGCCTCGCGCACCGACCTCGCGAAGGCGCAGGCCGCCCAGGCGCGCCAGGCGACAACGATCGCCGCCCAGCCCACGGTCATCAGCCCCGGTACAGGCCAGGCGATCTATACGCAGAACCCGCTCACCGGGGAGCTGAAGGCTTCGGTCAATCAGAACTTCCAGCCGAAGACCCAGGCGGACGTTGCCGCGCGCATGGGCCAGCTTCAGGTCATGGCGCAGCAGAAGAAGCAGGAGCTGCTCCAGCGCTCGCAGAATGACCCCAACTTCACCGCCGACCGCGCCACCTCCGAGTGGAATAGCTGGTGGGATCAGAACGTCGAGGGGCAGAAGCAGTCGCTCCAGGCGGCCCAGGCGCAAGCGGCAGCCGAGGAGGAGCGCCAGCAGGCCGCCACGCGCACGGCGGCGTACACCGCTGCCAACGCCGCCGGCACCCAGGCGATCAGCGCCTACAACGCCCAGGCCCCGCGCATCGCGGCGCCAGGCTTCGGCGCAATGGCGGATCGGCTGATGGGCGGCGGCCAGCTCAAGCCCGGCGATGCGAGCGCGTTCATCGTCCACGGTGTGCCCGACCTCCAGCAGCAGGCGCACGACGCGACGATGGAAGCACTCAAGTACATCTCGCCCACCGCCGCCCAGGCAACGGGCCAGCCACAGCCGAACTACGCCGGCGTCGACATCGCGGGCGGGCTGAACCGCGTCAACTACGGCTTCGGCGGACCGACTCCGGCGGCACCAGCCCCAGCGGGAGCTGGAGTGGCCACGGCAGCGCCCGCCCAGCAGCCGACGGACGACTGGTTCGCGCAGTTGATGCGACGGCAGGCGGCGTCCAATGCGGAGCAGCAGGTGCAGGCGCAGATCCCGATGCCGCCGCCGGCGCCGGTGAACGCGGTGCCGGGCCAGAACTACGGCGCCAACGTCGCGTACACCGGCGGCGTCGCGCCCTGGAATTTTGACCCGAACGATCCCTACGGCAATTCGCGCTATGGCTTTGGAGGCGCGTGAGTACTACGATGCAGCCTGAACAACCAAACACCCCTTCGCAGGACACGGAGGTGTCCGATGCGACTGCCCAGGAACCGCGTTCCGACGAGTCGACTGGAGGATCTTCACCACCGTGGTGGCGGCGGATGTTCAACCGCACGCCCACCCAGGAGACCACTTCGGAGGACGGGGACGAGGACAACCCTGAAGGCACCGCGTCGAAGCCCCTCAAGCTGACCCAGGAGGAGTTAGACCGTCGAGTCCAGGCCGAGACCGATCGCCGCGAGGCGAAGCGGGCTCAAGAGGCCAGGATCGCCCAGCGGCGCAAGCTGCGGGACGAAGACCCCTGGGCGTACGCCGAGCAAGAGCGTCTTGCGGAGCAGCATCAGGAGTCGAGCGGCGCGCTGCAAAACTTTCTGGCGGGTGTTGGTACCGAGCATGACCGGGTCGCGATCGACCCCCTCATGGAGGCCCTCCCTCAGACGGAGCGCGAGCGCATCCTGAAACTCCAGGGCGCGGGTCAGGGACTGGCTGGACGGAAGCTGCTGGTAGGTGAGGCTCTCAAGAGCCTCCAACGGCAGTGGAAGGCTGAGGGGGAACGTGAGGCCGAGCGCAAGCTCCGCAGCAACAACGCGTTCCGCAAGCAGCTCCTGCGCGATACCCGCGCCGACGTTGCCGAGCCCGAATTGCTCCCGGCGCTCAGCCCTTCCGCTGCTGACGACAAGGTCTCGGACATCCTGCGTAACTTCTATGGCATGGGTCCGAGGCGCTAGCAGGGGTCAGGCGCCGCTGAGCTAATCGCGCACCTGGCCCAGGGGGACCAGGCCAGGTGCCATACAACTCGATCGCGACCCGCGCCACTCCGGGCTCAGGGCCGCTTATTCCAGAGGACGTCCAGCGGGACATCGTGCAGTCCGTCGAGCAGAAGAGCGCCGCTCTCCAGCTCATGCCCCACGTCCGCATGAAGCGGGCCCAGCAGAGGATTCCCGTCCTCTCCCAGCTCCCGACGGCGTACTGGATCACCGGCGCCTCCCTGGACGCCCGCGACATCGGCATGAAGCAGACGACCAGCATCGCCTGGGACAACGTCTACCTGAACGCCGAAGAGATCGCCGTGATCGTGCCGATCGCGAAGAACCTGCTGTCGGACATGGACTACGACTTCTGGACCCAGGTCAAGCCGAAGGTCACCGAAGCGTTTGGCGTGGCCCTCGACGAGGCGATCTTCTTCGGCGTGAACGCGCCGACGACCTTCCCGCCGTCGATCGTCGCGGGCGCCAACAGTGCGGGCAACCTCGTGGTCGCGGGCACGTCGACGGTCGACTTCCTCGACGACGTCAACTCCGCGATGGCCCTGGTCGAGGCGGACGGCTTCGACATCACCGGCTTTTGGGCACGCCGCCAGGTCCGCGCCAAGCTGCGCGGGCTGCGCGATACGACCAAGGGGCTCCTCTACTACCCCGACCAGCCACCGACGGCTGACGCGCGTGTCGGCACGCTCTACGGCGAGCCCATCGTCTTCAGCAACGCCGGGCTGTCGGGCTTCGTCACGGGGGCCGCGAACTACTCCATGATCGGCGGCGAGTGGGACCAGTCGATGCTCGCCATCCGCGAGGACATCGACATGGAGATGTTCGATACGGGCGTGATCACCGACAACGGCAGCCCGCCCGTCATCGTCTACAACCTGCTCCAGCAGGACATGGTCGCGCTGCGCGTGACGGCTCGGTTCGCCTGGGCGATCCCGAACCCGATCAACCGCCAGCAGCAGACGAAGGCGTCGCGGTTCCCGTTCTTCGCCATCCAGCAGAAGGCTGCAACCGGCGGCGAGGGGTAACCCGTGCCCGGAGGCAGGAAGTACACGCCGCCGGTCTCGAAAGCGCAGGCCAGGTTCTTCGGCGCCGCCGCTGGCGGCGACGTCCCTGGCTTCTCGAAGACTGAGGCCAAGGGCAAGCTGCGCGGCGTAGACGAGTCAAAGCTTCCCGAGCGGAAGAAGGGGAAGAAGTAATGCCGAAGATCCGCATGATCGCGCCAGGCGCCGACAAGGACGGGAACATCCTGGGCACCGGTGGCGAGTACGACGTCGACGACGAGACCGCGCACGATCTCCGCATGGACGGCAAGGCGCTGTACGTGGACGACGAGAAGGCGCAGCTCAAGGCCGCCCAGGAGGGCAATTACACCGCGCGCACGGGCCGCGCCGGGACGACCGGCGACACCGCTGGCGCGGCCAGCTCGAAGGATCTGCCTGGGCCATCCGCTCCCTCGAAGGAGAAGGAGAAGGAGAAGTAAATGCCCCGCCTGCGCTTCCTGGCGGCGTCGGTGGACCCCCGTCCGGATCACCCGACCACCACGTATGGCCCAGGGCACGAGACCGACTACGTGGTCGAGGACTACGACTACATCAAGAGCCTGCTACTCGAAGGGAAGGCGGAGCTGCTCGACGGGGTGCCCGAGGCGCTGTTCGCTCCGCCGCCGTCCTGATGTCGAACATCGTGTTCATGGCGCCGGTGCCGGACCCGGTCACGCCCACCACGATCTACGGCAAGGGGCACTCCGGGAGCTTTGCCGACGAGGCGTGGATCAGGGGGCTGCTCGCGGAGGGCAAGGCCGCGCTTCAGGGCGCGGCGATCCGCAACGTGCGCCTGATCAGCCGCGCCGCGACCACCGCCCAGCTCGGCTTCACGGTGGACCAGCCGTGTACCGCGATGGCCGCTAACTACGGCACCACCACGGCGTACGGCAGCAACCAGGCGGCGACGCCCGCGTCGGGCGTGGGCGACGTGGTGGTCAACCTCACCGGGCTGACCACGGCGACGCTCTACCACTACCGCATCACCGTGACGGTGGGCACCAGCGTGACCCTCACCGGCGACTTCACCTTCACCACGGCATGATCACCCTCGCGCAGCTCGAACAGGAGGTCGCGCGGCGCACGGGGCCGTTCTTCCAGGCGGCCCAGGACAGCGGTGTGCCGACGTCGTCGACGACGATCGCCGCGTACATGCCGACGCTCAAGACGTCGGCGCTCCTGGGCGGGCCAGAGAACCTGTTCCTGCTGCGGCGCGGCATCCACCTCGACGGCACGCCGCTCGCCGCCGGGCAGTACGACCCGGCCGATCGCATCCGCATGGTGCAGACGTTCGACCCGAGCGCGGGCCGCGTGGTCGTCGACCGCAACTGGCGTAACCCGATGTCGCCCAACGAGCTGGCCGACTTCACCCACCTCCACCCGCAGCAGGAGCTGCGCCAGAGCGTCCTGGCGGGTCTCCGCCGCTGCTTCACCGAAGACACCATCGCAGCGGTCCTGACCAGCCAGTACGGCGACATCGACCTCACCTCTCAGGCGCCCTGGATCATCAGCCCGCAGCAGGTGCTGCGCGCCGAGTACGGCTGGACGAAGCCCTGGGCGGAGGCGCCGTTCGAGGCGACCATGCAGCAGGGCCACGTCATGCTGCGCGGCACCAGCGGCCCATACGCCCCCGCCAACATTTGGGTGACCGCGCTCCGCCCGCACGCGAGCTGGGTCAACGGAGCTGACTCGACGACCGGCCCGACCGACGACGACGACGAGCTGGCGGTCGACCTCGACTACGCTGCTGCGGCCGGGCACATCGAAGCCTGGCACCTGTTCCCGAGCCACCTCTTTGCGGCAGCAGCGGGCAACCTCCAGGCGACCCAGGAGATGGCCGCCCGCGAATTCACGCGCCAGAGCCTGATATGGGGTCCGACCCGCGCCGCGCGCGTCGGCTTCAGTGAGGTCGTCGGCCAGCCCCTGAGTGGAGGAGTACTGCTATGACCGTCCCTGTCGAACCGATCCCGCCGACTCCGCCCGAGACGGTCGGCACGGCACCGCGCAGTGCGGCCGAGGTGAACGGGCTGGTGGGGCTGCACCTCAAGGACTTCCTGCGGATCAAGACCATCATCAATCAGGACGCCGCGTGGCTGGCGCCGACACTGCTGACAGATCCGCCGTACTACTTCACGTCCGAGCAGGAGACGCTGATCAAGTCAGCGATCAATGATCTGGACACCGCGCTCGACGGCATCGACATGACGTTTATCAGTCGGCTGGTGGGCATGGGCTGAGGATGCCTTCGGCGTCTGACCCCCGCGTCAATAGCAACGCCGTCCTGGGCGCCCCGCTACCCCCGACGTGGTCGCAGGGGCCGATAGGGCCACCGGGGCCGACCGGCGCGCCCGGACCCCCTGGTCCAACCGGGCCAACCGGACCAGCGAGCACCGTCCCTGGGCCGACGGGGCCGCAGGGACCAACCGGCCCCCAGGGACCGACCGGCCCGACCGGCGCCGACTCGACGGTGCCCGGCCCTCCAGGGGCCACCGGCCCGCAGGGAGCGACTGGCCCGCAGGGGCCGCAGGGATCGACCGGCGCCCAGGGCGTCCCTGGTTCGACTGGTCCGCAAGGGCCGACCGGCGCCCAGGGGCCGCAGGGGCCGACAGGCTCCCAGGGTGTCCCCGGCCAGGGCGTCCCGACTGGCGGCGCCGCCGCCCAGGTGCTCACCAAGACCAGCGCTGCGGACTACGCCACCAACTGGCAGACGCCGCTCAGCCTGCCACTCGGGCAGCACCTGACGTTCGCGCCCGACAGCACCTACGACATCGGCGCGTCCGCCGCCTCACGCCCGCGCGACCTGTTCGTGGGGCGGAATGCATCGGTGGTCGGCACGCTCACGGTCGGCACCCACGCCACCCCGCCGCGCATCCGCTCGACCCCGTCGCAAGCCGAGAACCTGTCCATCGAATCGCAGATCGGCACGCTTTACGGCAGTGGCAAGACCGCCGTCGGCTTCAGTGGCAACGCGTATTGGGACGGCGCGGCGTGGCAGCGCTACGACACGTCGAAAGCGGCGTCGCTGCTGTTCGCGAGCGATCTCGGCATCTACATGTACGGTGCGCCGGCCGGAGCCAACCCGGCAGCATTCACGCAGTACTTTGTCGTGGGCACCAACGGTGCCCTGGTCCTGCCGTCCGGCTCGACGCAGAAACTGCTTGGCACCTACAACCAGTCCCTCTCAGGCTTCTCCACGACCGTGGTGGCGTGGACGCCGACGCCAATCACGGTGAGCATCACCACGACCGGTGGGCTGCTGCGGATCGAGTGGAGTACGTGCCTGTACAGCCCGACCACCGCAAATGCCGGGCTGATCGTCGGCCTGGGGTGGGATGGTGCAATTCAGGTCGGAACGCACGGCGGCAACCTGGGCGCGATCAATCAGATCAGCTCCTACAGCGGCGTTTTCTACGTGAGCCTGAGCGCCGGAACACACACCGTCACGGTGTACGTCAACCAACTCCAGACGGGGACGCTGTCGATCTGGAACGGCATGAATAGCTTGCTGTACGTGACGGAGCAGAAGAACCCGTGAGCCTGCTCTCCAGCCGCCGCCGCCCGTGGCCGTACCACATGCGGATTGGCTCCATCCTGGGCGCCTCGACCGACCGCCTGGGTTTCATGCTCATGCCGAACGAGCAGGGGCTGCTGGTCGGCCGCAAGCAGCAGATGCTCGACGCGGTCGTCCCGTCAGTGCAGGAGTACGGCTCCGCTCCCGTCTACCGCGAGCGCACGTTCCCGCTCCATCCGGTGGGCGGCTACGGCGAGCGCGTGCAATCCGGCTACGGCGACCGCCGCTACTACTGGGGCCAGGACATTCAGGTGGACGGCGGTCTTTTCGGAAAAGGGCCCCTCACCCACCAGATTGCGCCGACCACGGTCGCTGGTGGGCCGGTGACCAAATTCATCGACGTGCCGACGTCCACCGCCAACGTGTTCGACCAGCTCATCCTGGCCGGCTCGTACGTCTACCGCCGCGCCGACGACACCGGCCTGGGCCAGACCGTGTCGAAGAACTTCGGCACGCTGGTCACTGATGGCGTGGTCTTCCAGGGCGGCTTCTCGGGAGCTGGCCCGAGCCTGTACGTCACCACCGCCAGCGGCCAGATGTGGGAGCGGACCACCGCCAACGTCTGGACGCAGTGTGTGCTGCCCAGCGGCTTCCTGGCGTACCGCCTGGAGGTCGTCGGCACCGAGCTGTGGGCGGCCGACACCGTCAACAGCGTCATCCGCAAGGTGACCTCCGACCCGAAGGTGGCGGGGAGCTGGTCGGGGCCGTTCTTCGTCGGCAACCCGTCGGTCAAGATCAGTGCCCTGCGGCAGACCAACAACCAGCTCACGATCTTCAAAGAGGACGGCTCGATCTTCACCCTGAATTCGGACGGCACCTCGAACGACCTGTTCCCAGGGCTGCGCGGGCCGACTGACCCGACCAACGGGCAGCGCGCCTCCGCCTGGCTGGGCGCCCTGTGGTTCCGCGTGGGGCCGAGCTTCTACCGCCTGGACGTGCCCTCGAACCAGCTCACCCCGACCGGCCCAGGCAAGCTCCTCGACAACGCCTCACCGGTGCGCGGCAACGTGCAAGCGTTCTGCGGCTGGGGCGGCTACCGCGCGTACCTGACGCTGTACAACCCGACGACGAGCACGAGCTACCTGCTGACCTACGGCAACTGGGAGCCGCACGTCAGCGACGAGGGCACGAGCTTCACCTTCGACGACCAGTTCGACGGCTCGCTCGCGCACTGGGACGGGCGCCAGGCGACGTCCATGGGGATCTCGGGGGCGACCGGTCAGGACCGCCTGTATATCGGCTTCACTGACGGCAAGTGGGATTGGATCAAGCTGGTCCGCTCACCGCTCGCGGCGGACTCCGGTGCCGAATTCATCACCGGGCCGTCGGAGATCGTGTTCCCCCTCCATCACGCGATGTTCGAGGCGGACCTCAAGCACTGGCTCGGCTTCTCGTGCTTCGGTCCGGTGATGCGCCCAGGCGACGAGGTGACGCTCTACTACCGCATCATGGCCAGCGCTGGCGCGCCGCCGACGGACCCCACCGGCGACTGGCTGTACCTGGGCGAATTCATCAAGAACGGCCAGCGCATCGACGCGCCACCGAACCTCGTCGGCAACGCGCTGTCGCTGAAGGCGGCGCTGTCGAACACCAACCAGACCGACACCCCGGTCATCGAAATCGTCGCCTTCCACGAGCGTGTCGTCCCGGCGTTCAAGCGCGACCTGATGATGACGATTGACGGGCGGGGCTTCCAGACGCGCCTGGACGGCGCCACCGTGCGCTACACCGCCGACGACGTCCACAAGGCGATGATGAACTTCGCCGCCGCGCCAGGCAGCCTGGCGATCGAGCTGCCCGACGAGACGGTCAATGAGGTCGCCTTCTTCGGCTACGGCGAGCGCATGGCGCCGATGTCGGCTGGCGGCGGGCGCGCCTGGGCAATGGACATCCAGACGACGCAGTTCCGCATCCTCACCCGCTACGGGATCATCCGCCGCCTGCGCGGGACGCGGATCGGGGATCTGCGCGGCTACAAGATCAGTGCACTGAGGGCCATGTAAATGAGCGATCTCACCTCCGAGCTGAACCTCGCCCTGGCGGTCGACGACGACGACACCGCCGACTACCTGACCACGAGCGAGGGGCTGCGGGGATCGCTGCTCACGCTGGACGGGCTGTTCTCCTCCAGTACTGGGCACGCCCACAATGGCGCCCACCAGGGCGGCACGCTTCAGTTCCTCGACCTGACCGTCGGCCAGAACCTCGTCGTCAACGGCAGCTCCACGCTCAAGGGCTCGGTGGTCGCGCAGCAGAACCTGAACGTCCTGGGCGCGACGACGCTGGTCACGCTCGGCACCAGCGGCCTGGCGACGCTCAACTCCCTGGACGTGACGACGACCTCGCGCCTGCGCGGCACGGTGACGATCGACGGCACGATCAACTCGGGCGGCACGCTCACGATCGGCCAGGATCTGTCCGTCGGCCGCGACCTGACCGTCACGCGCAACGCCACCATCACTGGCGCATTGACCGCTGGGTCGATCAGCACCGGCGGCGGCAGCCTGAACGTCGGCGCCAACCTGACCGTCGGCGGCGCGGCCACGATCGCCGGCGTGATCACCGGTCAGCGCCTGGTCCTCAATAACTACGACGGCGGCAACGTGCTGAACGTCGGCGGTAACGCTGTTGCGTCGGGGTACTTCTACAACCGCAGCGGCGCCGGGCGCTGCTGGGACAACGTCGACTTCACCATCGCCCAGGCGGCGACTGCTGGCACAGTGGTGCAGCGAGACGGCTCCGCTGGCATCAACGCAGCGTATGTGACGATTGCTGGCGGCAATCAGGCCGGCAAGCCTACATCAGTGCTCGGTCAGAGCGGCGACGGGGTGACTCGCTGGTGGCCGACCAATGCCATTGGTCCCCCAATAAGTACGTGGTACTGCCAGGCAACGCTCACGAACCCGTCGCTGTCGAGTAGCGGCGGGAGCCAGGATGCGACCTTCAACGCCATCGCCAGCTCGGGCGGCTTCGGCTGCTCGGGCACGCTGATCACGGTCCCCCGTCCGGGCTACTACTCCATCGCCGGCGGCTTCAACGGGAACAACCTGACCGGCAACAGCGAGACGATGCAGGTCCGCCTGTACGCCAGCGGGCACGGCCAGCTCGACACGCTCGGCGTGCCGCTGAAAATCTCCAGCTACTTCGGCGGCTTCTTCTCGTGGTCGGGCTACCTCGACGCGGGCGAGACGATCCGCCTGAACTACACCACGTCGTTCGACAGCATCAACGGCGGCGGCGAGATCCTCGTCGCCTTCATCCCGACCGCCACGTACAACAACTAGGAGGCGCGTATGGAGATCATCGAGGTAGAGGCCACCAACGGCATCGTCGACGTCCATGAGCTGCGCGAGGTGGAGCAGCCGCGCCTGGGCCCAGGCGCCCTGCGACGCCTCCAGCGGCTCCAGCAGCGCGTGGAGGGCGCGACGGAGGTGGCGCAGGCCGCCATCAACGCGCACACCGCCGCACGCGACGCGTACGAGGCGTCCTTCACGGCCGCGTGCGAGGACGCCGACATCCCGATCCCCCCTGGCCCGCACGAGGTCGACATCGACTGGTACAGCGGCGCCGTGCGGTTCCGTCCCCGTGACTGAGTTTGCGGTCGGCCCTGGGGTCGCCCAGGCGATTGCCGACAACGGTGATGAGGCCAGGAGCGACGAGCGTTTTATCGTGCTCGAAGAGGGCCACAAGATCAGTCTGACCCTGGCCAGGGACGCCCAGTACTTCTACTACCAACAGGAGAATGCCGTAAAACGGTGCCCCTTTCGATGAGCAGGACAGCGCACCGTACTACGACCCGTGGACGTCGATGCCCGCCCAGCTCTACGACTGGACGTGCTCGGCGTGTAGCACCGAATTCGTCGAGCGCGCCGTCGGGCTGCCGCGCGGCGACGACGTCTACAACAACCGCGAGGCGGTGGTTCGAGCCATCGGCTATCCAGGCAACATCAACGGCACGTACGGGCTCATGGACGGCTCCGGCGCGCAGCTCCAGCGGGTGCTGCTTGAGCAGACCGGCGCCGACTCCGACCAGGGCTACCTCAACTTCGACGAGGTCTACGCGCTCGGCGCTGGTGGCACCCCCGCGTTGCTCTCAGGAGCAGCCTGGTATCACTGGGTGGCGCTGCGCGGCGTCCAGGGCGACTTACTGTGGATCGCCAATTCAGCGCCCGGCTACAAGGGCGTCTACGACCACCTGAGCCGTGCGGACTTCAACCGCCTGGGCGGCTTCAGCGTGGTCTGGCTCGTGTGAGGACTAGGCATGCAGGTCAATCTCGGCAACCCCATCGTCATCACCATCGGCTGGCTGATCGCCCTACTCGTGCTGATCCTGGCCATCGTGTTCATCGCCACCGGCCAGCTCCCCCTGGTCGTCGGCGGCTTGATCGCGGGGTGCGCCCTGAGCCGCTTGCTCTAGCGCGTCGCGTGTGGCCAGCTCGGCAGCCATGCGTAACCCCGCGTTCGACATCCTCCTGTTCTCGCGGTCCCACTCGCGCCAGTCTGCGAGCAGCCGTATCAGGTCGACCAGCAGCACGTCGCGATCGGCGTACACGTTGGGGTCGCCCATCGAAAAGCGCTGCACGCGCTCGCAGAGCGCCAGGTACTCGTCTTCGGTCAGCATGGGCTTTTCGCGCTTATCACGCTTATCGCGCTTATCGCGCCAGCTTGTCCAGGGCGGCCGTGACGATGCCGTTCAGCAGGATGATGGCGCCGGCCGCCTGGAGCAGGCGGGTGGTGAAGGCTCCGACCAGGCGGTGCTCCAGCGCCTCCAGGCGGACGTCGAGGTGGTCGCGCGTGACGAGGTCGGACGAGAGCGCTTCGAGGATCGCCCGCGCCTGCTCGTCGCTGAAGTCGGCGGCCCGCAGGCGGTCATAGGAGGCCAGCGGGCGGGTCATCGCCTGGTACCTTCGGACGGTACCAATGCGGGTATAGATAGGGTCATCACTTGCTAGCTTACGACAGGTCTTTTGAGATTGGAGCGCCATAATCTTGGCCGCTGAACGGGGCGCCTCCTACCACGGCTGTAGGCGTAGACACCCCTGTTCTGAGATCAAAACCGCCGCCTGACGGGCGCTTGGTACCAGCGAACGGTACCAACGTCACCTCTGCTTAGCTCCTGGCGCCTGGCCGAAGGTACCGTCAGCTCTGCACACAGCACATCGGGCGAGCTTTAGGATCAGGCAGCGTCGCTTCTTGGTCGTCGTCACACAGGTCGCGCGCGGCCAGACGAGCTGACCACAGACGACGCAGTGCACGTTGTGGTGGCGGTGGTAGTGCTGCTTCACTGAGGTCTTCCTGGCCGGCCGAGCGCGCAACTGGCGCAGTGCTCGGCGTGGACATACGGGTGCTCGTCCTGGCGATCGTCATGGCTGCGCTCCGTCTCCGCCAGGGCCTCCGCCCAGGGCGGGCAGGGCCAGTGCTCACCGCAGCGGTTGCACACCGTGCGCGCGAAATTGGGGGAGTGCTGCGCGGCCTCAAGCAGATCCACGGTGCTCACACCTCCTGGGGTACTCGGGGCCGCCGCAACAGGCGCAGTAGTTTTCGGTCACGTCATTCGGGTTGTAGCTGATGCGGGTGCAGAGCAGGCACACACGCGCAAACGGCTCGCCACCCTTATAAACCGTGATGCCTTCCGGGCGATTGATGATGAAGCCGACTGCCGGGTCGTCAGTGTGCGGAACCCCCACGCTCACGTTCCTCATCAGTTCTCTTCCGGCGGCGGCGCCATGTGCCTGACCATCTCCGGCTTGAGGCGGACCAGCCGCTCGACGCACGCCTCCGTCGCGGCGTGCCAGAAGTCGCCCATGTCCTTGGTCGTCCAGCCTACGCGCGGGCCGATGAGGTTCTCGACGGCCGTCTCCAGGGCGATGATGGCGGCGGCGGCGGCCATGCGCGGGTCACGCTGGGGATGCTCTTCGGGGTCGGTCATTCAGTCGTCCCAATCCACGCGCTGCAAGATTCCCAGCAGGAAGTCGACGACGTTCGCGTGGCGCGGCACTTCCACCGCGCCACCCTCCAGCTCAACGACGCGGTCCCGGTCGGAGGTGTGGCGCACAAAGAGACGGTAGTCTCCGACGCCCCCCGAATAGGCGGGGTGCGGACGGATGGCGGCCTCGCGAGCAATCACCAGGCGCGCCAGCTCACGCGAGCGGAATTCGTCCCCCTCAGGTACGAGGTCGATCGTGACGATTAGCGGCATGACACGGGCAGATACATGGCTGCATCCCGTACGTGTAGGAACGTCGACGTCCACGGCATGCCCAGTGGCGCGACAGGCGGCAATACGAGCTGAGCTGCGCCTGGATTCGCAGCGGCAGCTTGCGAACGGTCACGGGGCGGGCTGCCGCCGCTCCTCCAGGCGGACGACACCGACGTTGCACGTCGAACATCGGTACGCCGCCCAGTCTGGATACTCCCGTGTGAGCTTATGGGCGGTGCGCGCGAACAGGGCCAGCTCCTTGCCGCACTGGGGGCAGTGCGGCGGAGGGTCTGACGCCTGATAGACCGGCAGGTTCTCCAGTTTCATTGGGTGCTCTCCAGGCGGATGTACACCTTGATGCCGTTGTCCTGGCCGTTGTCCACGGGGGTGGTGCTGATCACCGAGCGGACGTGGGTGTCGATCTTTCGCAACGGGATGCGGAGGCTGTTGCGGAGGCGCTGGAGCGCCTCCTCGTCGGGCATCAGAATGACCGTCACGAGCCCAGCCTTGTAGTCGGCGTACGCCTTGTCGGCCAGCTCCTTCCAGATGCCGCCAGGCGATTTCCTCGCCGGGGGCTTCGGCGCTTGCTCGGGCCTGACCGAGCGCAGGAACGTGTAGGCGCCCTGGTCGCCCTCAGGCATGGAGCCACCACCACAATCGTCGGCCGAGCTGGCCGGCGGCATCGCCCAGCATGAACGGCAGCCACCACCAGCTCTCCGTCATTGGAAGCCACCGGTGGACGCCCGGGATGCTGAACGCTGCGAGGACGGCAACCGCGAGCCCGAACAGCAGGAACGGTAGGTGTCTCATAACTGCTTGAGCAGCCGCTGCGCCCAGGCGCGGAACGCGGCGGCGGTCCAGAGCGTGTAATGATCGCCCAGGACAAATAGAACACTCTTGCTGGTGCCGTCGCCCACCAGCAGCGTGCGCGCGGTCTCGAAGATCACGCCGTTATCGAGCAGATCCTCGACATCGAAGGGATCTTCAGCGGCCCGGTTGTACTCGTCGTCAAGTGGCACGGTGGGGCTCGCGGCGGTGGATGCGAAACTGGCGCTGGAGCGTCTGGACGGAGAAGCGCAGATCGCGCTTCGACGACTGCGGGTAAATGCGCCGCATCGCCTCGACCGCCCGCTCCTCCAGAGCAAGCCAGTCGTCGCGCATGATCAGCTCGTGGCACGCCTGGCAGGCGCCCCAGGCGCCGATCGACGTGCCGACCGGGCCGGGGTTCACGGTGAAGTCGTCGGCCGCCTCGTTGACGACCGGGTGGGGGTCTGAGCAGAAGTCGCACAGACCCCCCGGAATGTAGTCGCTCATGGTGCCTACTCCGGGAACGGAAAGTCTTCGGCGCCGCGCCCCTCACTCCGCCAGGACAGGTGCTGGATGCCCTCCCCGCGCCGCCACAGGTTCCAGGCTTTGACGGCCAGGGCGATCAGCGACTCGCGCCCGCCGCCCGTGTTGTCCCACTTTGCGTACTGGACTTGGAGCTGGTTGCGGAGCTTCAGGATGGGGCTGTCCTTGGGCAGGTTGGCGCCCTCCATCAGCCCCTCGACGAACAGCTCGGTCGCTTTACGGTCCTTGCGGAGCAGCATCGCCAGCACCGTGCCCCACAAGCCGACGCCGCCGATAAAGCCTGAGGAGCGCAGGTTGTCCGACATGCGGATGGCGTCGATCAGCTCGGGGTGGTCGCGGACGTACGCCAGGATCTCGGGGGCGGTGATCGTGCTCTCGGGCTCCCAGCGGGTGGGCTGGTAGCGACCGAAGCGCTCGATCAGGATGAGCCCGCGCGCGGCGCTGGCCATGGCGGTGCGGTACGGGATGCCGTGGATGCCCAGGACGTCGGCCGGCGAGCGCACCGCGCCGGTGTCCATGACATCGAAGGCGTCCTCCGTCACGTTGCGGATAACCACGCTCTGGACCGGCGCGCCGCCGCGTGCGATCGCCTCCAGGCGGTGCTGTCCGTCGCGGACTTTCGAGTCGACGTCGAGCTTGATCGCCTCGCCGGTCAGGCGCCACTCGCCGCGCCGTATGGCCATCATCAGCCGCTGTACGCGGCGCTCCGACAACGACCGGTTGAGCCCCCCTCTGTCGAGCCAGGCACGCGCCTGGTCGGGGGTAATCGTCATGACTTCGATGTGCAGCCCGCTCGCGTTCACTCGGTCCCGCGCGGGCTTCGTCAGCGTCATTGTTTGGGCAGTCGCACCGTTGGCGACAATCGTCGAACCATTGGGTGATCCCTCCGTGGCCGTGGCATGCCTGGCCAGGTTGTTCTGGCGGAAGGCTTTTCCGCCGTTCCGTTCACTCGTCACGAGTTTGTCCTTGGGCGAATAATTCGCCAGAAATACATCGCGGCCGAGCGTTTGCACGCCGGCCGCTTCTGACTTCGCTTTACTCCAACTCCTGCCCTCGCCCCCGATCCGGCGGACAACCACGCGGTCGCCGCCTGTGAGCTTGACTACCTCCACCTCGTTGCCGGTGTGGCGCCCCTTGCGGGACACCCACCGGGTGCCGGGCATGGTCATTGAGTCACTCCCTTACACCGCTTGTGCCTGGGCCTCTTCATCCGCCCAGGCTTCTTCCCAAATCCGGTTGAACATGGCCTGCCCATCCTTCGCCTGCGACGGGTACAGATGGGAGTAGACCTTCAAGGTGATCGACGGATCGGCGTGGCGCATGACGTGCGCGACGACCGTGTGCGGCACGCCCTTGTTGATCAGGAACGTGGCGCAATCGTGACGGAGGTCATGCAGCGTCTTGCTGGCGCCGTCCTGGGGCTCCAGGGCCGCGCGCTCGACCAGGGCGGAGAACCAGTTGCCCAGGCTGGTCGGCTCGTACACCGCGCCGTCGGAGCTGCTGCGCGACCGCGTCGCCTTCGCCGCCCGAATGCTCGGCCAGACCCAGGCGCTGTCCGCGACCGGGTTGGACGGGATCACGTACGGGATGCCCGTGCGCGCCGTGGGCGACTTGACGTACAGCGCGTCGGTCTTGGCGCCCGCCTCCCAGCTCTTGCCCAGGAACGCCAGGCGGTCGCGGGTGGCGCGCAGCATGGCCATCGAGCGGTCGCTCAGGAACAGCGGCCCCTCGACGCGGCCCTCCGACTCCTTCGTGCCAGGCAGGATACGCGTGAGGCGCGCCTCAGCCTTGCCGCTGGCGACGACGTGGCGGCGCAGGGTGATCGAGTGGGTCTCCCAGTCGATGTCGCCCCACTGCAACCCGGCGATCTCGGAGCGGCGCAGGCCGGCGTCGGTCGCCACCTGAATGATCGAGGCGCGGTAGTCCTCGCCAGCGGCTTCGATCAGGCGGCGGGTCTCGGACGGGCTGCCCACCCAGGGCGTCTTGTGCTCCTCGTGCTCCTTCGCGACGGCGAGCGCGCGGTTGACGTTGACGTGCATCTCCTCGATCAGCATGGCCGCGTTGAACATCGCCCGCAGGCGGCTCAGCATGTAGTTGATCGACGGCACGCCGACGCCCGCCTCAAGCAGGTGCCGCTTGTAGTCGTTGATGCGCCTGGTGCTCAGCTCGCGGAAGACGATCGGCCCGATCGGCGCGACGCCCTCCGGCGCGGCGCAGATCAGGTTCTCGATCACCCAGCGGTAGTTGTCCGTGGTGGTCGCGGTCGCCTTCGGGCGGACGACGGTGTCCAGATACTCGCGCGCCCAGGCGGCGGTGGTGATGCCCTTGAGCACCTTGCCGCCCGCCTTCTCGCCGTCCTTCAGCTTGCGGATGACCTCGTCGCGCCGTTCGATGACGACGTCCAGGCTGGTTGCCTTCGGGCGAGCGAAGATCGGCGCCTTCGTGTCGGGATTGGTCCCGATCTGCACCTTGGCCATGTAGCGGCCGTCGGCCAGCTTGTAGATGCCTGTGGGCAGGGCGCGCGGCGCGCGAGTGCTAGGCTGTGAGCGTGCCATGAATCGTCTACTCCTCGTGGCACCACGCCCCCGGTAGTTGACGCTACGCGGGGGCACTTCTGTGCCTCTGTGGTCGCCGCCTGGCTGGCGGCGCCGCGCAGAGGATACGGGAAAGTTTGGTACCACGGCCCAGTAATTGATCGGGCCGGCGGTAGAACTACCACCGTGGAGCGGGCTCATGGCTCGGTTCCCCAGGCGAGCTGCCAGCGGGGCGGCCAGCCGGTCTTGTAGCGCTTGACCCACCAGCGCACGGTCGTCGCGGGCTGGTCCATGCGGCGTCCGACGGCCGCGTAGGAGACGTAGGGCTCGGGGTCGCCGGCGTCCTGCAACTCCTGGCGAATCGCGCGGTAGACGGGGAGCAGCTCCCGCACCGCCTCCATTGGTGAACGGAAGCGGCCGGTGCCTGGCGGCCGTCCCCCGTGGTTCTCGTGGCGCTCTCGCTCGTCCAACTCACCCACCTCTTGCAGCCGATACTGGAGCCATGTCGACACCCGATCGGGCGTGACGCGGAGATCAGGACGACCTCCGTCGGACGCGCGATCGAGGAGCTGACGACGTAACTGGCGCCAGTCGGTGGGCGGGTGGCGGGAGTCGGCCCGTCGCACCAGCGCCCCCACGAGCTGCTGGGTGTTGGCCGGACTGTTCAGCGCTGACTCGTTGAGCATGCAAAGCCTTTCTCGAAGGGCACCAGGGCCACCTCCCCTTCGCGATGGCCCTGTTGTTCTGATGGTTGTTAGCGCCTCCTCACACAATCGATACCCGACCGTGTGTACCCCACCCCCTGGCTAGATGGCAAGCAACGATGCCGACAAAAAATCGATAGGAAAGTCCGATTGCGGGCCGAACGTAGGCCGAACATCGGCCGCTCGGCGTATTTGTTGTTCGTTTAATACGTGATAGTTGCCTGGTAATTCGTCTGCCGGCGCCTAGCGAGGGGTGCCCGGCCGGGGGCACCGTGGCGCCCCATGCCCCTACGAGCCATCTATATCCGACTGACGCCGAGCGAGCTGCGGCTGCTGGAGCAGATGGCTGGCGAGGATCACCGCATCCTGCAAGACCAGGCCGCGCACCTCGTCAGCCAGGCAGTTCAGAAGTACGCCGCTGACAAGGCCTACGAGGCCCTGCTGACCGAGGACATCGAGGCGACGGCGTGAGCCCGCGCCGCCGCCGCCGCCGTGACGACGAAGACGAGGGGCTGCCGATCATCCCCAACGCACCGGTGCTGCTGCTGACCATGGAACAGGTCGCAGCGTTGTGCCAGGTGAGCGTCAGTCGAGTGCGCGACTGGACGCTCCTGCCTGGTTTTCCCGTGATGCGGACCCCGCACATGGTCCGCATTCACGCTCGGCTGCTGGAGGACTGGCTGGCCAGCCAGAGCCAGGAGCAGCCACCTTCCCAGGAGAAGGTCGCATGATGGTTGAAGATCCGACGGCGATCGTTCACGAGCTTCAGGTGGTCGGACACCTGTTGCGGCAGATCCTCGACCGACTGGCGAGCGAGCAGACGCAGCCGTCGTCGGTCGAGATCAAGACCTCCACGCGCGGCGTGGACATCACCACCAAGGTGTACGCCGGCAGCCCGGTCCGCGAGGCCGGCGACGCGGCGATCGACGAATTCGTCCGCGTCGGCAAGGAGGTCGAGCGGCGGCTGATGGGCCAGGCCGCGTGACGAACGGCGAACCGCGCCGCCTGCTGGTGAACGGTGACAAGACGTTCATGGTCACCATTCCGACCGACGCGCACCTGACCTTCGGCCCCTGGTCGCCGCCCAGGACGGACAACGAGAAGTACCGCACCGACGAGCAGAAGCGCGGCACGCTGCGCGTGTACGCCGCCGACAAGAAGTCGATCCTGGCGGTGTTCAGCGGCGTCACCAGCTTCCGCGACCTGTCGCTGATCAGCTACGCGGAGCAGGTGGAGCGGGTGGAGTCCGAGACGATCTGGAAGGACGACGCCAACGGCTACTTCCGCCAGACGAAGGGCACCCGCGCCACGGAGTGGATCGACCGCGCGCCACCGCTGCCGGAACCGTCATGACCAGGCCGCTCACGGCGCGCCAGGTGGACGTGTGCGAGGGCGCCAAGACCCCGCGCTGCCGCTGCCGTTGTGGCGGAGCGTTCCACGGCACCGCGCGCTCGACGCTGCCGGAGTACTTCGAGCAGCTCCCCGAGGCGGACCCGCATTGGCTCAAGGAAAAGTCGCGGCAGCTCCCGCTGCCAGCCCCAGTTGGAGCACGCCAGTAATGCGCGAGATCGTCGTCAACACGCGGGCACAGAACCGCAAGCTTGCCCAGGAAAACGAGGCGCTGCGGCGGCAGAACTTCCGCCTGCGCGCCGTGCTCACCCACAAGTGCAACCAGTGCCCTGCGGGCGAAGCCTGCCCCGAGCTGGTGCGCCTGACCAAGGAGGCGCTCAATGCAACTCAGTAATCCGCCGCGCCTGGTGCGCGTGACATTCCGCAAGCAGGTATCGGACGGCAACTACGGCACCGAAGCGGCGGAGGTCCAGCTCGACTGGACGGTGACCGACGAGGAGCTGTCGACTGCCGACGTCGAGGCCGCCCTGGACATGCTGGCCCAGGCGCGCGAGGTGGTGCACAACGAGCTGCGCCGCTCGCCGTCGGCCGCTGTCCGCCGCTCGGTCGAGATGGCCACGCCGCCAGTCACCAGCTCCCGTGCCCCACGGACGACCGCGCCGCCGCTCCCGCCTGAGGACGACGACGGCGAGAAGCTGCCCTTCTGATGGCGCTGGTGTTGGCCGGCGCCCTGGTGCTGGCGTCGATGTCGAGTGACGGGACGCCCCCCGGCTCGGAGGGTGTTGGAGGCGACGACACCGAGCTGGTGGTGGGCGCCCCGTCGGAGCCAGCGTACGGCGTGTGGGACCGCCTTGCCTACTGTGAATCGACCGGCCGCTGGTGGGCGAACACCGGCAATGGCTACTACGGAGGACTCCAGATGGACCTGACGTTCTGGCGACGTCACGGCGGGCTCCAGTACGCAGCGCGACCGGACCTCGCCTCGCGCTCGCAGCAGATCGCCGTCGCCCAGGTCGGGCAGTCCGTCCAGGGCTGGGGTGCCTGGCCGGTGTGCAGCCGGCTCGCGGGGCTCCGCTGATGGACCCGCTGTTCCCCGAGCGCGACCCATCCAATGCCCTGAAGGGCGAGGCGTACAAGGCGGACGGCATGCGCCGCGCGGAGATGGGCACGCCACCCACCTGGCGCGGCTGGGCGGAGGATGCGCTGCGCTACGTCGCGGAGCACCGCGAGCTGTTCACCACCGACGCGGTGTGGGCGGTGCTGTTGCACTGGAAAGCGCCGCCACCACCGGAGCCGCGCGCCCTGGGCCCGCTCATGAAAGCCGCCGCCGGTTGGGGCTGGTGCTCGCACACCGGCGAATACCGCCAGAGCGTCCACGCGGCGAACCACCGCCGCCCCATCGCGATCTATCGGTCGCACCTGTACGGAGGCAAGTGATGGACCCGGAGAACCTGACCCTGGAGCAGAAGCTGGACCTCCTGGCGGCCTCGCAGGAGATGTTGCAGACCATCCTCGTGGCGCTCTGCGTACTGGAGCTGGACCGCACCGGTCAGGGGCCGAAGATCAGCGCAAAGGCGAAGGTGGGGCTGCTCAAGACGCTTGCGGGATTCGCTCAGACGGTGATCCTGTCGGACCTCGACGAGGCCGCCGCCGCCATCCACCGGCCGGGGAAGAACTGATGGACCCCGACCAGTTTCTCGCGTACCACCGCAACCTCCACCGCCGCCGCCAGAACGCGCGGGTGGCAGTCCTGTTGATCTGGCTTGGCTTGTGTGTCGCCGCCCTGGTGGTGCTGGTGATGGTGTGGAGTCGCGTGTGACCGAAACGCAGATGGAGAAGCGCCAGTCCGGGCTGACGCTGGCAATGGTGGTCGAGATGACCGGCTACGCGCCGGCGGAGATCGCCCTGATCGCGCGCACCGTGGCGACCGACGCCAACTTGCAGGAGCTGGCGATGTTCCTGCGGAGCTGCCGCCTGCTGAAGCTCGACCCGCTGCTGCGCCAGGCGTACCTGATCAAGCGCAAGGGCAAGGCGACGTTGCAGGTGGGCATCGACGGGTTCCGCTCGCTGGCGGACCGCCAGGGCAACTACGCGGGCAGCTCCGAGCCGACGTTCCGTGGCCGCAAGGAGCTGCGCCTGGGCGACCAGACGATCGTCGTCCCCGAGTACGCCCAGGTGGTGACGTGGAAGCTCGTCCAGGGCCACAAGGCGAGCTTCGTCGGAGAGGCACGCTGGGACGAGTTTTACCCCGGCGCCAAGGACGGCTTCATGTGGCACAAGATGCCGCACCACCAGCTCGCGAAGTGCGCCGAGGCGCAGTCGCTGCGGAAGGGCTGGCCCGCCGTCCTGGGCGCCATCGAGATGTCCCCCGACCTCGACGCGGGCGGCCCAGGCGTGAGCGTCGAGGAGCTGCCCGCCGTCGAGATCGCCCAGGATGCCCCAAAACCGCGCCAGGAACGCGCTACGCCCACAGTGTCGATGAGTGACTACAACCGCGTGATCCACGGCGAAGACGACCCAGGGGCCGCCGTGGCCCCCGAATCGGAGACGCCTGACGATGATGCAGCGGATCGCTAGGCGGGTGCGCGATGACTGCCGAGACCGTTCTTCCTCAGGTTGTCGTCAACGCGGCCCCGCCCATGTCGCTGCACTACCTGTGCCACGAGGTCGTCCAGGCTGAGCTGTCGGCGCGCCACTGGGAGCGCCATGGCGTGTGGGACAAGGCGGAGTGGTGGGAGGCGTACGGCGAGCGGCTGTACACCTGGCTGTACGCCTGGCACCGTGGCAACCACGCGCGTCTGCATGTCTGCCCGAGCTGCGGAAGGATTCACGAGAACCTGCCCGGTTACCTGACCTGTTTCTCGTGTGGCGCGCACTGGATTGCGCGTGTCTGACGCGGAGCGTCAGCACTACCTCCGGATCCTCCACCGCCTCCAAGAACTCGCCTGGAAATACGGACCTCCGCTCGAACCACCGGCGGAGGAGGTGGCGTGCGTCCCTACGTGGGGTCCGGTTGGAGTCCTGGCCGCGCGCATGCTGACGGAGGATGACCTGAACCACTTGTTGGCGCACCACCGTGAAATGGTCGGTATTGAGCGAGCACGCTCAGGCAAGCACGGCGTACGCGAACCGAAAGGTGCGGACTGGTGAAACCGGTTGTTCGCGCAATGGCGGACGAGATCCATTACGAGTGGGAGGAGCTGCGCCTGAAGATTGCATTCTCACGTCTGCGCGAGACGGACTCCGGTGCGGTGCGCGCGATGCTGAATGTGTCGAATGGCACCGGTCGAGCGATTTACTGGGCGCAGGTTTCGCTGACGACATCCACCGACCGCAAGACACTGACGCAGAAACTCGACAAGGCGTCGCCGCGTGAGGGCGGCTGGGAGCTGGATGTCGACCGCCTCTTCCAAGACGTGTACGACCGCCATGTACAGGTGCCACCACCGGTGGACCTCGCGGACGTGGAGCTGGAGTCGGAGGAGGCGCGCTTCCTGTTCGATCCGGTGTTGCCGGACGGCCAGGTCGCGCTGCTGCTGGCGGACCAGGGCAGCACCAAAAGCTACCTGATGCTGTACCTGTGCCTGTGCACCGTCCTGGGCATCAATGGCGTCTTCGGTCGGCCCGCACGCCAGGGGCCGGCGATCTACTTCGACTGGGAGGTCGACTCGAATGTCGCGAAGCGTCGCCTGGTGTGGATCTGTCGCGGGCTCGGCGTCGAGGTGCCGCGTGGGCTGCACTACGTGAACATGTCGGAGCGCGGGAAGCTGATGGACCGCATCCGCGATATGCGCTTCCTGTGCGGCAAGATCCGCCCCGAGCTGGCCGTCGTCGACAGCCTCACGTTTGCGACCGGCGGTGACCTGAATTCCGCCGAGTACGCGGCGCCCACCATGTCGGCCATCGGCAGCCTGGGCGAGGGGATCAGCAAGCTGGTCTCGGCGCACCCCTCGAAGAGCACGCGCAACGCCGGCGTCGACGACATCAGTGTCATCGGCTCGGGGCTGTTCGAGTTTCGCGCCAGGGCTATCTGGATCATGAAGCGCGAGACCAAGCGCACGTCGCGCTTCGGCGTGACGATGCTGCCCAGGAAGCCCTTCGACGGCGCGCCCGCGCAGCAGTTGGCGTACCGCATGGTCTTCGACAACACCGAGCACGCCACCCACTTCGAGCCGATGCAGCTCTCCGATGCCCCCGAGCTGCAAATGGGGTCGCTCAACCAGATCGACCAGATCCGCATGCTGCTGCGGCGCCACAAGCGCCTCGACACTGCCGCGCTCGGAGAGCTGACGGGTATTCCCCAGGCGAGCGTCAAGACGCTCTGCAACACCGCCCCGGACATCTTCCCGGCCATCCTGGGCGGCGGTCGCGGCAAGCCCACCGTGTGGGCACTCGGAGACCCCAACGCCCAGGGCAATCTTCCCTGGTGGACGGGGGATAAACCGTAAATGGTTACGGTTTCTTACGGTTTCGGGATTTACAGTTTACGGTTTCCCGAACCGCCTCCAATCTCAGTCAAAACCGTAAGTCTTACGGTTTCCCGTCGGCACTTACGGTTTGCGACTTACGGTTTTGATCTCAGGCGGGCTCGCCAGCTCGGCCAGACTTACGGTTTCCCTGAGATCAGATCGGCCTCGTCGGCCCACCCATTTAAGAGATATACGTCTCTCTCTTCTGGAGACGTGGCGTGACCGCAGCCGTCGTCACCGCCCAGGACATCCACCCAGGCACTACCTGGGAGAACCGCAAGAACCAGGCGCGGGTCATGGTCGTCCGCACCACCGAGGCGGGGAAGGTGGTCTGCCGCAAGCGAGACGGCAAGAACTGGACGATGCCGGTCGACGTGTTCATCAGCACCTTCCTGTCGACCGGGGAGCTGCATCACGTATGCAGCCGCTGCGGCGTCCCCGACCTCCGCATCGACGACAAGTACTGCAAGCAATGCCAGGCGACCCTGGCCAAGTTTCGGAACGCACAGAAGACCGCCCAGGAGGCTCGTGTGCTCACCACTACCAACCGTCCGTTGATTGAGCAGAAGCACGCCGACGCACAGAGACCACCAGCTCCAGCTCCCCAGGCGGCGACGCCTGCCCAGGACGCCCGTGTCTACCGCTGGCGCATCACCGGTCGGGTGACGCTGGAGCTGTACGTCGAGGGCGCCAATGTGATCGACGCGCTCTCTCAAGCGGACCAGCAGTACCAGGGCATGGAGGTGACCGATGTCCACCTCCTCGACTGAGCCGCCGCCCAATCTGCGGCCGAGCTGCCTGCACGGGACGCCGTGCCCGCGTGCGGTGTGGGTCCGTGTGCCCTGGGGCTGGGTGTGTCGGGTGTGCCACCCCGAGCCAGGCAGCAAAACGCCCCCGCGTCCGGCCAAGGAACGGGGGCGTTGAGCTGGTGCCCTTCGGCGGCCCCAATGGCAGCTTACGCTTGCTTGCGGCCTTTGCCCAGGGTAACGCCCTGGGCGATCGCCTTCAGGCGACGCCGCTCGGCCAGCTCGGCGCGCTTGAGGGCGAGCTGCTTGATGAGCCGTGCCCGCTGGCCGCTGATCGTCTCCAGCGCCAGCTCGGCCATCGACGGGATGCGGGTCCGCCCGTTCTCCCAGTTGGCGACGGTGTTGACGTGCACGCCGAGCATGTCGGCCAGGTCGACCTGATCGAGGTAGTGCCTGGTGCGCCAGGCCACCAACTCGCGGGGCTTCACGCGCGCTTCTCCGCCTGGGCGGCCAGCCAGATCAGGCACGCCAGGAAGCCGATCCAGGCGACGACGACGACGTACTCCAGATTCACGCTCGACTCGAAGACGACCTGATTGGAGTGCAGGGCGATCTCGGTCGGCACCACGTACGCGAGCATGGCCAGGGTGGCGGCCACGCCCAGGGCGGCGGTGAGCAGCTTCACGCGTTCACCTCCGCTTCGAGCTGGCGGACACTGGCAGTCAGGTTGGCGAGCTGCTCGGTCAGCTCAAGCTGCGCGTTCTTGTGGGCGTAGTGCGCGCGGCTGCGGCGTTCGCTCCATGTCCCGTAGTCGCGCGGTGCGGCGAGCGTGGTGGCGATGTCGGCCACGGCGAATGCCTGGGCGTAGCTGGTGAGCGCATAGACCAGCTTGCCTGGGTTGCCGCCCAGGTCGCGGTACTCGCGCATGGCGGTGGCGCCGGCGTTGAGGTGGCGGTCGAAGGCGGCGCGGTACTGGGTGGTGGCGTTGGTGACAGGCATGGTGGGTCTACTCCTGGGGGGTTACGCAGCCGCCGCGAGGGCGGGCTGCTGGGCGGGGGTCAGGCGGATCGCGTGGCCGCACGTATCGTTGGCGTGCTTGGCGGCGATCGCGTGGTAGGGCTGGGCCACCTGCATAGCCCACGCCTGCATCTGTCCGTGGCAGATCAGGCAGTTGGCGTAGAGCTGGCGGGCGCCCACGTTGGCGTCGTTGATCCAGCGGTACACCTTGGGCAGGTGCACCTGGGGGCCGAAGGCGAGCTTCGTCCCGTCGGCCGACGTGCAGCCGATCGACTGGGCGTAGGCGAGGCGGATGCCGCTGTTGACGCGGCCCATATGGACGTGCTTGCCACGCCGCCGAGCTGCGGCGGTCAGGCGGGCAGCGCCAGGGCTGAGCTTCCACTCGCCCAGGGGGTTGTCCTTGGTCACGTACTGCGGGTCTTTGCCGCCGCCCAGGAACAGCACATCGAAGTCGTCCCACGGCACACGGTCGAGGTGGTCTTCGAGCCCGTTCTGCGCGACCAGGGCGGCGCGGTAGCCACGCTTGCGGATCTCGGGCAGGATCGGCGCCGAGCGCTCCAGGGTGGCCTCCCAGGGCTCGCGGGAGCTGAGCCCGGCCAGCTCCGCCTGCCAGGGGGCGATGACGTCGGGCGCGACGGCGAACAGGCAGCGCTGGCGGACGCCCGACCAGTTGTCGAGGTGGGCCAGGAAGCGCGCCGCGTTGAAGCGCTTTTTGCCCTTGGTCTGAAACTCCGTGTACACGCCGTTGTCATGGGCGTGCACGCCAGGGCGGGCTGGCAGGTTGCCCATGAAGGGCGTGATCAGGAAGCCGAAGTCAGCCCGCCGTGCGCCCAGGGTCTCAGGCAGGATGGCGCCGCTGAGGTAGGTGATGGCGGTCTCGGTCTTGCCCGTGCGCGGCAGCAGCTCGACGAGCTGCTCCACCTGGGGCTCGGGAGCTGGGGCGGGAGCTGGCGCTGGGGCCGGCTCCGCCTGGCGGAAGGTTTTGAGGCTGCGCTCGCCCTGGAAGGTGAAGCCGAAGCGGTCCTCAATCGCGATCAGCTCCTCCAGCATGGCCGGGTTGTGCTTGGCCCCGTTCTGGAGGTCGTTCAGGCTGCCCAGGACGCAGAACTGGCAGCTCAGCCGCTCGTTGCCGTAGACGTACGCGGGGTGCAGCGACCAGCCGGCCAGCGCCTGCTCGGTCTTGCCGGACTGGTACGCGAGCTGTCGGTCGCGGAGGTCGGCCCAGGTGTGCCCGCACTGGCGGAGCACGTCGAGCAGGGTCCAGGCGTGGATCGGGTGCCAGGTCCAGGCGCGGCGGGTCCGGGTGACGATGCGCTTGCGGACGAGGTGCGTCGGCTGCTTGTCGCGGCCGTCCGACTCCTGGGCACGGATGCCCACGGCGCAGACGACGTGCTGGTAGCGGCGCAGGTAGGTGTCGATCGGGTCGCGCTTCAGCTCGCTGGTGCAGAAGCGGTTGTTGGCGTCCGACCACGGGCGCCCCTGGCCGTCCTTTGCCTGGGTGGTCTCGCCGCGCTGCACCCAGCGCTCGACCATGCTGCCGCGCTTGCGGGCCACGGTGACCAGCGGCACCCCGCACAGGTCCGCGATCTTCTGGACGTGGGCGGCCGTCTCGGGCCATTCGATCGAGCCCAGGTCGGCGGTGATGCAGAAGAGGTCACCGGTCCAGCCGCGCTCGCGGTGCAGGGCGACCAGGGCGAGGGCCATTGCCTGGGAGTCCTTGCCGCCCGAGATGGAGATGGCCAGGGCGGCGCCCTCGTCGAGGGCAGCCGCGATCGGCGCCGGCAGGTTCACCTGGGCGCTCATCGGTCGCCGTCCAGGCGGAAGCGCATGCAGCCGCAGATCGCGTCTTGCACGTCGCAGCGCTCGACGGGGTGCTGCTCGATCGTGTGACCGCAGACGCACGGGGCGCCCTGGTGGTAGCGGCGGACACCAGTGGCGATGCTGCGGGTGGCGACGATCCCCCGGTAAGCGCGGCGGCGCTGGCCGCGCTTGTGGGCGACGGTGTCGAAGGCGTCGGCCAGGTAGCGCACCTGCCAGGTGGTGCCGCGCAGGGTCGGGCTGTAGCGCTCGTCGGTGTTCATGAGCTGCTCGAAGTCGCCGAAGGCGGTGAGCTGGGCGGTCACCCAGTCACGGATGCGCTCTCGGAAGATGACCTCGTAGTTGTCCCAGCCCTGGGTGATGGCGCGCTTGTCGTTGCCGATCCAGCCGCCACGGTTGCCGGTGTGGCCCAGGGTCTGGCCGAAGGCGCGGGCCGCCTGGCGGGCGGCGTCAGAGTCGATGTAGGGGGCGAGAACGGTGGTCTGCATGGGGGTGTCTACTCCTCAGCGAACGGACGCCGCGATGGCGGCGCCCAGGGCGACAAACGACGGGGCGATAACGGACTGGCCCAGGATCTCGTGGGCGGTGGTGGCGGCCAGGCCGCTGACCAGGGCGGGCGGGACGCCCTTGATTCGGGCGTGCTCGGCTGGGCTCAGCAGGCGGGAGTAGCCAGGGCGGCTGGGGTGTGCCAGGCGGGGGTCGGTCGAGCCTGCCTTCTGGTAGCCACGGCGCAGCGTCGGCACGCTGGTGGCGGCAGGGGTGAGCACGCGCTGCTGGAAGCGGTTGCCCTTGGCCTTGTCGCTCGCGCTCTTGCGGTCGAGGTGCTCGAAGCGGCGCCAGGCGTCGGCCGGGGTGCGGGCGTCGAGCACCTCGCCCAGGGTGGCGGGCCGCTCGCCTGGGGTGAGCTGGAGGTCCAGCTCCAGGCCACGGGTGGTGGCGACCATGATCCAGCGCTGCCGCGCTTCGAGCGACCAGGCGGCGCCGTCGACCAGCTCCTCGCGGACGGTGTAGCCCAGGCGGCCCAGGTAGCGGCGGATGATGTCGGCGGAGGCGGACTCGGCGTACTCGGGCACGTTTTCGAGGACGACCACGGCCGGCTGGGTGGCCCGCACCACGTCGCAGAAGGCGACCACGAGGTCGGCCGTGACGTCCTGCTCGGGGCGGTCGAGGTGCTTCTTGCTGCGGCCCGCTCGGGAGGCGCTGACGCAGGGCAGCCCCGCTTCGAGGACGTCGCACTCGGGCAGCTCACGAGCGTCGATGTCGCCCAGGTCAGCTTCGAGGGTGACGGCGCCCTGGGTGGTGGCCGGGTTGTGGGCCAGGCTCTGCGCCAGGTAGCCAGCGTCGCGCTCGACGGCGAAGGCCAGCTCAGCGTTGCCCAGGCCGCGCAGCAGGGCGTTGGCGGCGATGCCCCCGCCGTGGCACAGGCTGCCCAGGCGGAGCGGCTGACCGGCGCCCAGGCGGCCGTTGAGGCGGCTCAGGCGGGCTCGGACGGCGGCATCCAGCGGGTGGAGCTGGACGCGGATCTCGCCAGGGTAGAAGCGGACCTGCACGCGCTCCACGGCGCCCAGGGCGTGGGTCAGGACGTCGACCACGGGCCGCCCGTCCTTGGCGCTCACCTTGTGGTCACCGGCCTTGCTCAGGCGCAGCTCCAGCGCCCCGTCCAGGGGCGAGAGCTGGTAGCGCACGCCCTGGGTGAAGCCGGCCTCCGCCAGGCGGCGCCCTTCGAGCCAGACCCGCTCGGCGCCCTTGTGGGCGCCCAGCTTGCGATCGATGGCGTGCAGGAGCTGCTCGGTCTTGCCGCTGCGGGGGTTCACGAGGCGAGCCCGTGCTGCGCCAGGACGGCGGCGGGAGCTGCCTGGCGGCAGACCAGGCAGAAGTGCTCGTAGCGGTTCCATTCGGTGTGGCCGCAGCTCGGGCAGCGGACGATGTTGGGGCAGCTCTGGCTGTGGTTCAGCCCGTGGCAGAGGACCGAGCAGAGCGGCATCTGAGCCTGGGGGCGCTGGGGCAGCTTGGCCAGGCGCTCAGCCTCAGCTCGGGCGGCGATCTCGCGGCGGGCTGCGTTGGCGCGGCGGGTGTCGACGCCTTGCCAGACGCTGTCGCGGTTCTTGCGGCGGGTGTTCATGGTGTCTACTCCTTGAGACGGTGGCGGACCGTTGACGCGGTCCAGGGCGGTGGCTGCGCTTGCCGTGGGGTTAGGTGCGCTGCGCGCACCTTAACCCCAGGTTGTGGGTGCTGTCAACAATTCTTGTGGGTCGGCGGCGCCGGCACAGATGGGAAAGCCGGTGTCACAGAAATGAACCGAGCCCCAGCCAGGCCTGTAACGGTGGATGGGATGCCGGCAGTCGACACCAGGGCGAAGGTCAACGCCAGGGCCAAGCTGGTGGCCAGGGCGGACGGGTCGACCAGCCATCGGAAGCGCCATCAGATCAAGCTGGACGAGGTGGCCAAGCTCGATTACCTGGCCGCGCTGCCCAGGTTCAGCACCCCTGGGCCAGCCCTCAAAGCGGCTGGGGCCACGCCCTCTCAGCTCGCCAGGTGGCGGGAGGAGGACGGGGCGTTCCTGGCCGCTGAGCGCCAGGTCAGGGAGGGGATAGCCGACGAGCTGGAGCGAGAGGCAGTCCGTCGGGCGTTCCGTGGGGTGCGGCGGCCCGTCTACCAGGGCGGCCTCCTCGCTGGCTACCTGACCGAGTACTCGGACCAGCTCCTCATGTTCGTCCTGAAGGCGATGCGGCCCGAGCGGTTCCGTGAGAAGAGCGAGGTCAGCGTCAACCCGATTGTGAAGGTGGTCGCCGGCTTCGACCCCCAGGACGTCCTGTAGGTACCGTCCGCTGGTACCACCAGGGCTCAGCAGGGCTCGTCTGATCTCGTGAGACCTTCGTCTGAGCCTATCGACACGGTAGGAGCAGCTCGCCTGGTACCTGATCTCGCCCTGGTCGAGGAGGTCTCTCGCGCGCGTCTAGCGGTAGGGGGCCGACCCAGGGGTACCACGTCGGGGGAGCCGGCCCGAACCCGCGCATCTCTAAGCCCGGCGTGCGAAAAAATTCTCTCTGGCCCGGAGCGGACTTGGCGCTACGACGGTGTGAGGGAGAACGCGGCGGGGCCGGACAACTGATGGTTTCCGTCAGCCCGTGCGTTTGTCAATGGTTGTGCCGTGACTGAGACGCCCGGTGTCACAAGCAGGTGTGGAGTCCTCCGGTGACCTCTAATCCGGTTGCGGAGATGCCGGCAGGGCAGTCGGCGTACCAGCCGTACGGGTCGGCGCGGGAGCTGATGCAGTATCGCGGGCGTGAGGTGCTCGTGGGTGGGCCAGCAGGCACGGGGAAGTCCAGGGCGTGCCTGGAGAAGCTGTCGTTTGTGGCCTACCACAAGCCCATCCGTGCGGCGATTGTGCGGAAGGTCCGCAAGTCGCTCACCCAGGCGGCGCTGGTGACGTTCGAGAAGAAGGTGCTGCCCACTCCAAGTGGAGTCCGCTTCTGGACGGAGGATCAGGAGTACCGCTATCCGGGGGGTGCGGTGATTGCCCTCGCCGGGCTCGACGACCCCGAGAAGGTGAAGTCGACGGAATTCGATCTGATCTACGTGCAGGAGGCGACGGAGCTGGACCAGAACGACTGGGAGCTGCTCGTGTCCCGCTTACGCAATGGCGTGCTCTCCTATCAGCAGCTCCTGGCGGATTGCAACCCGGCGGACCCGTACCACTGGTTGAAGCAGCGCTGCGATCGGGGTGACTGCTATTTGCTGGAGTCCAGGCACGAGGACAACCCGGTGTTGTTCGATCAGGTCCGTCGCCAGTGGACGCCATTTGGTACCGAATACCTGAAAACCCTGGACACCCTCACGGGGTATTTGCACAAGCGACTCCGCATGGGCTTGTGGGTGGCGGCGGACGGCATGTTCTTTACGGAGTGGGATCCGGAGGTGCATATCGTCGATCCGTTCGAGATTCCGGCGCACTGGCCCAGGTGGACCTCCGTGGATTACGGCTTTGCGGCACCGTATTGTTGCTTGTGGTTTGCACGCGATCCGGAGGGGGAGCGACCGGTGTACGTGTACCGCGAGCGGTACGCCACCAATTTGCGCGACGAGGAGCAGGCGGAGCAGATCCGCTTGGCATCCGCCGGTGAGCGGATTGTCACCAATGTGCTGGACCCCTCGATGTTCAATGCGCGCAGTGAGCAGAACCGTCCGTCGATCGCCCAGGTGTACGCGGACCACGGCGTGTGGCCGATCGTGCCGGGGCACAACAACCGTCGGACCGGTTGGGCGGTGGTGCGTCGAGCCATGGCGTCGGGAGACGGAGTACCACCACGGCTCCGCCTGTTTCGGCACCACTGCCCCAACCTTGAGCGCACGCTGCCGGCCATGGTCCACGATCCGCTCGATCCCGAGGACGTGGCCGACAAGCTGCACGGCACCAAGACCGAGGACCACGCGCCTGACGCCCTCAGGTACGGGCTGAGCATCGAGGCCAGCCCCGAAGAGGACACCGACGTGCGCGGGCTGGTGTGGGCGGCCTGACGTGAGCCAGCTCGCGGTCGACTTCAAGCAGAGCGGCTCAGGGCGTGAGCAGCGCACCGACGGCAACTGGAAGCACCTGGGCATCATCGACGGCGGCAGCGTGCGGATCGGGCAGCCCATGGCGCCGCGCAGCGGCCAGGGCGTCGAGGTCGGCCACTACCCCGGCCCAGCGGTCACCCAGGGCTACATCCTGAGCTACGACCGCGACCTGAACACCTTCCGCGACCTCACCATCCAGGGCAAAAACGTCAGCATCTACGCCCAGGCCGGCGGCAGCTTGAACCTCTCCGCCAGCCAGCTCATCCTGCCCGACGGGTCGATCACCACGCCGATGCTCGCGCCCAACGCGGTCCAGCAGCTCCTGACGTCGTCGTACCTGGCCGGCGGCAGCGGCGCGTACTCCACCATCAACACCTGGCTGGAGACGTCGGTCCAGATCGCCGCGACCGTCTTTAGTGGTGCGGTAGTGCGGCTGGAGTGCCGCCTCAATTTCAGCGTCAGTGCGGCGGCGGCGGTGAACGTCGGCATCTTCTACGACCACGCGCTGCTGATCGGCAACCAGGCGGCGGTGTACACCCCGTCGGACCTGATCAATTGGGGCCAGATGGTCAGCTTCGTCTACTACTACACGCCCAGTGCCGGCACGCACACCTTCGGCATCGGGGTCAACTTCAGCGCTGGCACGCTCACCCTTTCACCAGGCGCCTACCAGGCGCTGTACGTCACGGAGCAGAAGCGGTGAGGCGGCGTCCGGCCGGTTGCGGAGTAATCAAAAAGATTCCTGCCAGCACGCCGTGGCCGGAGCGGAAAGGTGACACCGCGTGAGCATGTCCAGCTCGCCCCCCAGCTCGTGGTTTGCCTCCAGCGGGAAGACCAAAGACGAGGACGCGATGGAGTCCGCGACGATGGAATTGGCCCAGGAATTGAAGCGCCAATTCAAGGATCGCGACGAGCTGTACCGCGACATCGACGCGGTGCTCTTTGGGGAATTACCGGTCGAAATTCCAGAGGCCTACCGCAAGACCGCGATCGAGGTGCGGAGTCCGCTGGCGCTGCACATCGCCACCACCGTCACCGCCGCATTGAGCGTCAATCCGATGACGACGGTCTTCAAACCGGTCGGCTTTGGTGACACCTACCAGGCCAATTCGACACTCCGCGAGAACTTCTTCGAGGCGAGCTGGACGCGTCAGGAATTCGAGGCCAAGCGGCAATTGCTGCGGTTGTTCTTGTGGAGCATGGCGGTCAAGGGCGAGGGCGTGCTGAAAACCCTGGAGCGGAGCCGGAGTGCCTGGGGCGAGTACGACAAGAAGGCGTCCGACATCGAGAAGGAATTGCGCCAGGCGGAGGATGCCTACGATCAGGACGCCCAGGACCGCCTGTACGACCACAAGACCGAAGACCTGAAGCTGGTCATGCCGTACCCGATCGCCTCCACCGACGTGCCGCCCGAGACCTTCTACTACCGCAAAAACGAAAACGGCATCACCACGGCGGTTGAGATCAAGGAGCTGCCATACATGGAGGCGCTGGAGCGCTTCGGCGCCGGGCTCGACTCCAGCGGCAACGTGGTCTCGCCCAAGACGTGGAGCGGGCTCGACCCGCGCGCGGCGGAGCTGGCACGGGCGGAGTGGAACCACGTCATGCACGGCAAAAACGACCAGACCATCCGCTGCATCGAGGCGTGGGACTGGCAGTGCCAGGTGATCCTGCTGAGCGGCCCCAACCAGCGCCACAAGAGCGGCAGCCTGGGCGAGGGCACCGTCTGCCGCGTCGTCCGCCATAGCTACGGCGACCCGATCCTCAAGACCCTGCGCGGGCCGTACTTCCACGCCCTGGGCATCACCACCGGCTCGCGCCTGCCCGAGCACGCGGGGCTGTCCATTCTTTTCGGTTTCTTACGCTTGTTTCCCCTTTTGGATGCGCTGCTGACGATGCAGGGTAACGCGGCGTACATGACGGGTTATCCGGCGTTCAAGCGCACCACCCCGCCAGGCGTGCTGCCAGGGCTGCCGGCCATGCCGTACGGCACCGACGCCCGCGAGCAGAACACCCGCGCGCAGATCATCGAGCCCGGCAAGCTGTTCCCGTTCGACGTCAACCCGATCGACCAGCCCAAGAGCGGCATCGACTCCGACAAGCTCATCGCCTCGATCAAGGACATGCTGGAGCTGGCGCTGCCGTCGGTCGTCCAGGGCATGGTCGCCAGCGACCAGTCGGGCTATGCGCTGAACCAGGCGGCGTACCTGGCGCGCCTGGGCTGGGATCCGATCGTCTCCAACGCCGAGGTCGCCCTGGGCGATCGGATCGGCTTCGAGAGCTGGCTGATCGAAAAGCGCATCGGGGAGAAGGTCTACGCCTGGGGCGAGATGGAGGCCAAGAAGGGCCGCAAGGCCATCGGCGGCCAGACCAAGGCGGCGTGGCTCGGCATCGGTCCGGAGGAGCTGAAGGGCATCCACCGCTACGAGGCGAAGCTGGCGCCGTCCACCCCCTCGAACGAGATCATCGAAACGCGCGCCATTGGCGAGAAGATGCAGCTCAAGCTGATCACCTACGAGGACGCCGTCGAGCGCGCCGGCTCCAACCCGGACGAGGTCGAGAAGAGCTGGATTCTGCATGATCTCAAGAACTCGCAAGAGATCCAGGGAGAGCTGAAGAAGGCGATTTTGCAGAAGATCGCGACCATCCGCTCCGCCACCATGGAGGCCGCCGGGCTGCCCAGCCCAGCGGAGATGGCCGCCGTCGGTGCCGGCGGAGTCCCAGGTGGGACACCCGGCACGCCACCCACCGGACTGCCGGGGGGTATGCCGCCCAATCCGGTCCCGTCTCCTGGGATGGGACTGCCGATTGCCCCACCGCCGCCGGCAGGGGCGGGAGGCGGCATGCCACCCGGCGGCATCGCGGGCGGCCCGGTCGTACCGGGTCCGCCGGCGAATGCCATGCCGCTGCCTGGAGGACGCTAGAGGTGCCTGGACCTCCCAACATGATGGACGAGGTCGCGGACGACCTCGCCGGTTGGATCGACAAGACCGCCAACGAGGTGGCGCTGGCGTTTGCCCCCGGTCGCGCGCCGTTTAGCGCGAACATCACCGAGGAGCAGAAGCTGGAGTTTTACAAGGCGCAGATCTTCAATACAGACGGAAGCCCCAACGTGCCAGGTCGTCAGGCACTCCTTGCTCGCCTGGGGGCCGACGGGTTCGCCAGGGTATATAAGGCAGTCCTGTCGGCGCATCCGGAGCTGAAGCCGACTCCGCCGCGTCCCGAGCTGGAGGTGCCGGAGCAGTGGCCGACGCCGCCTCCACCAGGCGCTCCAATCGGACCACCAGTTGGGCCGCCAGGCCCGCCACCTCCGCCAGGAGTGCCACCTGGGCCTCCACCCGGTCCGCCAGGCCCGCCAATGCCTCCAATTCCGCCAGGTCCACCGCTCGGTCCGCCTGGTCCACCACTCGGCCCTCCCGTCCGGCCCATGATGCCACCGCCACCGGTGCTGCGGAGATAGTCCATGGCTGACGAATTCCAGAATGATCAAGCCGAGTGGGCGCGTAAGACCGCCGCCGACAACGCCACCAACGAATACAACAAGTCCAAGGCGAACAACGAAAACGAGGCGACCGCGCTCGCCAAGGCGAAGTTTGCCTGGCAACAGGTCATCGACCGCGCCGGCCTCACCGGCAAGTTTGAGGACCAGTGGACGCAGCCCGTCAACCAGTGGTTCACCGAGCAATTCGGGACGTGGATGCCGCAGGGTCCAACGGCTGGCCAGCAGACGCTTCAGAGCCAGCAGCAGGGCTGGCAGCAGGCCTACGACACCTCGCAGATGTACGGCCAGTACTACGCGCCCGGCAGCGCGCCGACCGCTGGCCAGCAGACGCTCGCCGCGCAGAACCAGCAGCAGCAACTCGGGCTCAGCCAGGCGCAACTGACGGGCTACTACAACGCGCCCGGCGCCGCCCCCGGCTCGCAGGGCCAGCAGACGCTCCAGGGCCAGCAGCAGTACTGGAGCCAGGGCTTCCAGCAGCAGCAGGAGGCCAACCGCGTCGCCGCGCAGCAGCAGCAGACGGCCCAGGCGTACCTCCAGCTCCTGTCCAGCTTGCGGGGGCCGGCGGACTGGGCGAAGTACCAGCAGGTGCTCGGCTCAACCCCTGGGGGAATGTCCGACCTCGTGGCGGCAGCCATGGGCCAGTACGTGCCTGGCGGTGGCGCGACGACCGGCTACCAGCCCCAGGCGGCCAATCTCCAGACGATGATGGGCCAGGTCCAGCAGTACGCGCCGAGCTACCAGCAGCAGCAGCCCCAGCAGGGCGGCCCGGCGTGGGGCAGCGGCATCGGCGTGGGCGGCCAGGAGAACACCCCCGCGCAGCAGCAGCAGGCGACCGGCAACGGCACCAACATGTACGGCCAGAGCCAGCTCCCGGCGCCGAACCAGATCGCGGCGCAGAGCTGGAACGGCATGGCGCCCAGCCAGCAGCAGATGCTGCTCGGCCAGTACGAGGCCCAGGGCTGGGACAAGAACGACGTCCAGGCGCTGATGAACCAGAGCCTGCCGAAGTACGCCAGCAACGCGCCGACGGCGGGAACGTGGCAGCTCCGCTGACATGACGATGCTGCCGGACATCGGAAGCGACGAGTACGAGGAGTGGAAGCGCCAGCAATTCGCGCAGTCCGCCCAATCGCAGATCGACAACCACGCCTTCGAGCACATCGCGGATCAGTCGATCGCGACGTTGCAGACGCCGGTCAGCTCCGACTCGCTCACTAATCCGCTCGGGTATCCTCCATCACAGGCGCAACCACCGGTTCCTGAGCCGCCGCAGCCAGCTCCTGAGCCACCCGTGGCGGCGCCTGCCCCGCCTCCGGCGCCAGCTCCAACTCCCGCGCCGGAGCCCCCACCCGTCGCCCCCGTTGCGGCTCCCGCCGCAGCGGCTCTCCCCGCGACGGGTGGTGGGGCGGGGCCGATGGACTGGATCGGCGGCGCCCTGAACGCGGTCGAGAAGGCCGGCGGCGACGTGCAGTCGTTCGCCTCCAGCTTCAATCCGGGCGCGGGTATCTCGGGCGCCCTGAGTGCGGCAGAGAAGGCAGGGGCAGATATCCAGACGTTCGCCTCGAACTTCACGCCGCCACCACCTCCAGCTCCCGCCGCCGCACCACCGAGCACCCTCCCAGGCGGCAGTGCGACGGCGGGCCAGGGCGCCAGGGTCGACGGTGTCCCGGACTGGCTCGGCCAGCTCATCGTCAAGAACGCGCCACCGGAACTGGCGGCGGATCCGGACTTCATCCGCACGGTGGCCGCTGGCGCGAAGGCGGAGTCCGGCTGGGACGTCAACAAGATCCAGAACGGCTACGCCATGGGCAGCAACGCCGGCGCGCGCGGGCTGTTCCAGTTCGACATGGGCGGCATGGGCGCCAACATCCCCGAGGGGGCGCTCCTGGGCGATAACGGCGCCGCCTACCAGGCGAGCAAGATCGTCCCGCTGTACGCCCAGGCGTACAAGAGCGCGCCAGCGGGGCTCACCCCGGCGGAGAAGGCGTCCTGGGTGGCAGCCCAGGCGGAGCGCCCGCTCGGCTACGACGACCCCAACTCCGCCGCGCGGCGCAACTACGCCACCGCCTACGGCCAGATCGGCGGCCCGGGCGGAGCATTCGGCAGTGTCGGCGGCGGCACCGGCCCGGTCGCCAGGACGGCCGGCCAGCTCAGCCAGTTTGGCGATCCGCAGCTCACCAACGACGAGGCGTACGCGGCGTGCGGCCCGGCGGCAGCGGTGCGCTTCGCCCAGGCGTACGGGCGCAACCCGTCGCTCCGCGAGGCGACCGACCTCGCCAGGACGGTCGGCTGGACCCCTGGCCAGGGCATGGCCGGGCTGGCGTCCGAAAAGAACCTGATGGACAAGCTCGGCGTGCCGACCAAGATGCTTGGCGGTCCGCAGTGGACTGCCTTCGCCAAAGAGGCGCAGAGCGGCAACCCGGTCACCATCAGCACCCAGGGGCACTACTTCTTTGCCGACGGCTACGACCCGCAGAGCGGCGCGTTCCACGTCGGCCGCTCCGGGTCGGACCTCCGCCAGGGATCGGAGTGGATGACACCCGACCAGATGGAGGCGGTCATGGGGCCGGTCCAGGGCGGGCTGCTCGCGGATAACCCCCAGGTACCGTCGCCGTCGCTCGCGGCTGCGCCGCAGGGGTTGGACCGCCTCGCCGCTGACGCCGACCGCCTCCGTCAGGCCGCGCAGCCGATCGCGGACCAGCTCGGCATCGCCACGGACTGGCTCGGCAACGTCATCAGCAAGACAGGCCTGAAGGCGCCGTCGAAGACCGTCCAGAGCCAGATCCTGGGCGACCAACCGGCCGATGTCGGGCCGCTGAAGGTGGGCGGCGCGGCCGGCCAGGGGCTGGGCATCCTGGGCGCGGTCGGGGAGGCGATCAACGGGCCGAGCGAGCAGTACCCCTCAGGCGGTCCGCTCAGCGGTCCGATCACTGGCGAGCTGCGCCGTGAGTCGGGGACAGCCCAGCTCGCGCGCGACTTCCAAGACCAGACGGGTGTCGCGTACGCCGACTACGAGAACCAGTACCGCCAGGAGGCGGCGCAGATCCGTGCCGGCCAGCGGGACGACTTCAGCCCTGCCATGAAGGGGCTCCAGAGCACCTGGCAGCAGGTACAGAGCGGCGGCTACGGCGGCATGCTGGGCGCCTACAGCCGCGTGCCCGAGGAGCAGCAGCAGGCCGAGGCGGAGATCCCCGGCTCGATCAGCCAGGCGCTGATCTCGACGGCGCTGCTGCCGGGTGCGGTCGAGGCGACGCCTGCCGGTCTCGCCCGAGCTGCGGCGGCCAACGTCGTCGACCCGACGAACATCCCGTACCTGGCGGGCCAGCAGGCGCTGGAGGGCGTCGCACGCGGTGTCGGCGCGCTGGGCCGCCTGGGGGGTCTTGCCGACAGTGGTGTGGCCAACGTGGTGGCCAAGGGTGGCGAGGTGGCGGCGGACGCCGGGGAGCAGCTCTCGCCGTGGCTGCACGAGAACGTGACGGGCGACATCCAGTCAGCAGTCAAGACGGCGCTGGGCCAGACTGCCACGCCCCAGGAGCTGGCCGACGCCCAGGCGACGCTCGATGCCGCGCGCACGGCGGGCGACAGCGTGCTCAACCCCTTCCTGACCGCACAGACGCCCGAGGGGCTGGCTGCGGTGCGGCGTCAGCTCAACGCCCTCGCGGATGCTGGCGCCGACCAGCGCAACTGGTACGACGAGTCGAGCCGCGCCATTCTCGACGCCACCCAGGGCAACGTCGACGACGCCGAGCAGATCGCCAAGCTGGTCGGCATCTACTCGAACAACACGCCCGTGCTCGACAACATGAACAACGCGATGACGGCGTGGACCCAGTTCAAGAACGGGCTGCCCATCGACGCGCCGACGTTGAGCGAGAACAACCTGCGCGCCCACAACCTGCTGTACGGCGGCAAGGAGTGGGAGGGGCTCAAGACCAACAACTTCTACCGCAACCTCATGAAGAACATCGACAACAACAAGTACGTCGAGATGGGGTTGGAGGACGGGCAGACGGGCGCCACGATCGACGTCTGGATGATGCGCGCGATGAACGCGCTGCGGAAGTCGCCCAGCCCCAAGACCGGCCAGTACGAGTTTGCGGCGAACGAGGTCAAGCGCATCGCGGACGCACGCGGCTGGAGCCCCGAACAGGCCCAGGCGGCGATTTGGGTCGCCACCAAGGCTGGCTGGGAAGAAGCCAAGAAGGGGCCGATGAGCCTCGCGGCCCAGGACACCGTCCACTACGGCACGGGGCTGATGGACCGTCTGGCGCAGACCGGCATCGGCCAGGTGCTCCGCAGCGCGGACGGCACGGATGTCATCGCCAGGGAGCTGGGGCTGCTGAGCGGCGACGGGCGCATCAGCCTGCCGAAGGCGCGCGCGACGCGCTACGAGCGCGACGTCGTTGGTCCGCTGGGCGAGGCGCGCGGTGCGGTCGACTTCACTGCGCGTCGCGCGATGGATGCCTACGTCGCGGCCCAGGCGAAGCTCCAGCAGCTCCCCGAGGCGTACTGGGTGCGCCGCTTCGATCCGCCGACACTGGGCGACGCCAACACGATGGCCGTCCACGCGGGCGCCCCGTTCCAGGCAGAGCAGGTGGCGGAGCTTCAGCAGCGCATCGACGGCATCATGGGCGAGGGCGCCGCGAAGGTGGTCTCCACGGACAATGGCGCGTGGATCATCAACCGCTCCGACGCCCCCAACCGTGCCTTCCACAAAGCGGCTGAGAGGGCCGCCACGGCGTTAGAATCTGTCGACGAAGTACGCACCACGCCGACGCGCGTCGACGGGAGCTTCTTCTCGAATGACTGGAGTAGACAAGCAAATGGCGAAGGTTATCTCGATCCCATTCGGCTCGCCGGAGGCGGCAGCGATTCTTGGCTCTCCGAGCTGGCGGATCGGGTTCGGACAGGGGATGTCGGAGCCGTTGGACGTCTCGGAGAACGAGAGCGCCCCACCAGCTATGGAGGCGACCCCCAGTGGACTGGCGGGCTCAGCTCCTCCAAGTACGCCGCTCAGCTCAAGGAGCAGCTCCGAAGCGCTCGCGGCGCTGGAAGCGGAGCGGGACTTCTCCCCGGAGCAAGGCGGGCTCTAGGACTCGAACCCGTCCAGGGCGCCCTCTACGGGGGCGTCAGTGGAGGGTACGCGGCGTCGCAGGAAGAGGGTGCGACGCCCGAGGACATCGCACGGGGAGCACTGCTCGGCGCTGGCGTAGGCGCCGCGCGAGGGGCAGCACGCGGCGCTGACAGCCCAGGGCTGGCGCGCATGGTCACCCGTGGCGGGCACGAGCTGTTCGACAACGACGGGCGCCTGGTCGGCAAGCCGACCGCCGATGAGCGCCAGTTCATGCTGCCGGGCTTCGGCTCGGAGCTGATCGCCCAGGGTAAGCGCTCGATCAACGGGCTGTTTGGCCCGCGCGACCTGACCGGCGTCGGCGTCGCCAAGGGGGAGGCGGGCACGGTCGGACCGATCTCCGAAGAGACGGCGCGGCTGATGCCGAACCTGGCGCACCTGGCCACCGACATGCCTGACGTCCAGGCGTCGATCCAGCGCATCGTCGAGGAGAACCCCGAGCTGCTCAATCAGGTGCAGCGCGGCGTGGTCACCCACGACCAGCTCATCAAGGACACCGCGACGAAGCTCGGCATGACCGCCGACGACTTCCTGAAGTCTCCGATCGGCAAGGGCTGGAACGAACGCGAGCTGCTCGCCCTGCGCGCGATCGCGGCCGACCACCTCGACGCTGTCACCGAGCTGGCGCGCCAGGTGGAAGACGCGGGCGGCGCGGCCAACCTCGAACCCGACCAGAAGCTGCAAGTGGTCCGCCAGATGCTGGACGCTGCCGAGCTGCTCACGCGAGCGAAGGCGGGTGCCACTACGGCGGGCCGCACGCTGAACCAGCAGCGCATCGACGTCAATCGCCAGATCGCGAGCATGCTCACCAGCGGCGGCGAGAAGGTCGCGGCGTCGCGCAAGGCGGCGGCGGCCCGTGCCCAGCTCAAGCGCATCCAGCAGATCGCCCAGGACAGCACCACGCTCCAGGCGGAACGCGAGAAGGTGGTCAGGCGTCGGCCGGCGTCCGCAGGCAAGCCGCGCGAGGTGCCGGTCGACAGCGACTCGCCCAACTTCTCGGTGTGGGACCGCATCGACTCGGCGTACCGCGAGCTGGACGCCTACAAGGCGATGAGCAGCTCCGAGAAGGAGGACGAATTCCAGAAGCGCGCCGCCGCGCGTGCCGAGCGCGCAGCACGGCGGAAGGAGCTGGACGACCCCGAGAAGCTCCTCGCGGCGCTGAAGAGCGAGCTGGCTGCCGAGCGCAACATGTTCTCGGGCAACCGCCGCTCGGTGGTCCAGCTCATGGACGCGGAGCGCCTGCGCGAGCTGAAGGGCCAGGACGTCGCGGCGTTTCGCGGGCGCAACGGCAACGCCCCCGAGCTGATGGACAAGGGCGAGTCGGGTGGGATTCGCGCCTGGCTCGACGCCCAGGCGAAGACCGCCCAGGACGAGGCGGACGCGGCCAACGCCTTCGAGCAGAGCGCGCACGCGCGCAAGCTCGGAGAAGGCGACATGGACCGCAAGATGGCCGCCCGCATCCTCGAACGCGTCGGCGGCGACAACATCACCACCGACATGATCGACAACCTCGTGAAGGTCATCAACTCGAACGACCCGATGGCCTCCGCGAAGTACCTCCAGAGCTTGCAGAAGACGAGCTGGTGGGACCGCCTCTCGACGCTGCGCTACGCCAGCATGCTCAGCTCCACGGCGACCCATTCGGCGCAGCTCGTGTCCAACGTCGGCCAGCTCGGCATGGCGCTGGCGACGCACCCGGCGGCGGTCGGCATCGACAAGATCGCGTCTGCGGTCGGCGGCGGCGAGCGTACGCGGTACATGGGCGAGCTGGGGCCGATGCTGCGCGGCATGGTCGGCCAGTCAGACGAGGCGCTCAACGACATGCCGCTGCTCACGCGCGGTGCGGCCGGCGGCTTCCGCCAGGGCGCCCAGGACGCGCTCGAAGTGCTCAAGAGCGGCATCAACCCTGGCGACGTGGCCCGCAACTGGGAGGAGGTCGCGCGGCCCGGCTTCGGCTTCGGGGAGGCGAAGATCGGCGGCAAGTGGGGCGTCCCTGAGTACAACATCGGCAAGAAGGTCTCGCCCCAGGTCGCGGCGGGGATCAACGTCGGCGCAGAGGCGCCCCTGCGGCTGCTCCAGGCGGGCGATCTCCTCGTACGCGGCGGCGCACGCGGGGCATTCGCGCACGGGCTGGCGGCGCGCCAGGCGATCAGGGAGGGGCTCACCGGCAGCGAGCGCGCGGCGCGCATCGACGACCTCGTCCAGAACATCCACCTGCACCCGGAGCTGTTCACCCAGGCTGACGACGCGGCCAAGCGGGTGGTGCTGCAAGAGGCCCGCAACGTCCCCTTCGCCAAGCCGCGCAGCGGCGCTGAATCGTTCGTCCAGTCACTGGTCATGCCCTTCATCCGTACGCCCTGGAACGTCGCCGCCCAGGGCGCTGGGCTGACGCCAGCGGGCTACCTGTCGGCGCTCACCGCCGCAGGCAAGGGTGATCGCGGCGAAGCGGTCGACCGTGCTGCTCGGGCAACGCTCGGCACCGGGATCATGGCGGCAGCGTACGGGGCGGCGGCCAACGGCTTTCTCACCGGCGGCTATCCGACCGATCCGTCCGAGCGCTCGGCGCTGCCTGACGGCTGGATGCCGTACTCGGTCCGCATCCCGAAGGCGGACGGCACCTCGACGTACGTCCGCTACTCGAACATCGGCCCGGTGGGCGTGCCGCTGGCTCTGGCAGCCACGGCAGCGGACGCGCAGCGCCACGGCGTCGAAAACGAGCCGGGGTCGGTCATCGGTCGCTTCGTCGGCGGCTTCGGCCGCTACATGGTCGACCAGTCGATGCTCCAGGGGCTGGGCAACTTCCTCGACGCCGCGACCGACCCCGAGCACAAGGGCGAGAACTTCGCGGAGGGCATGTCGACGCAGTTCATGCCGTATGGCGCCCTGGGCCGCCAGCTCGATCGCGCCCTGGGCACTGGGCCGCGTGACCCGCACGGCGTGCTCGATGCGATGCAGGCGAGCTACCCCGGCCTCAGTTCGCGGGTGCAGCCACGCCGCAACGCCCTGGGCCAGGAGGTGCCCGAGACGCAGACCGCGCTCGGCCAGTTCGCGTCGCCGCTGCGCTACTCCCAGGAGACCGAGAACCCCACGCTCCAGTCGCTGCGCGACGTGGGCGACGTCGGCATCGGCGCGCCGCCGACTACCGCGCGCGGCATCCGTCTCACCCCCGAGGAGCGCATTCAGGTCCAGCAGGGTGGCGGCAAGTACATTCAGGAGTTTGTCGACGAGGTGACCAGCGACCCGAGCTGGTCGACGTACACCGCCGAGGAGCGCAAGATCATCCTGGCCCGCGTGATCGCTCGCGCCCGCGCAGCAGCCCAGGGCGAGCTGCTCCAGGGCATTCCCGACTACACCTTCGAGGAGCGCCAGCAGCAAGAGGAGCGCCGCAACGTGCCGGTGCCGTCACCGTTCTGAGGAGCTGAGCCATGCCACCGCCGAGCCGCTTCAATCCCACTCCCACC